TCAAAGACATTTCCCAAAACCTGAACGATTATGACGATATTGCCATTGGTCAGGACTTCGGATTCAACCACGCAAACGCCATTTTGCTTCTTGGAATCAAGGATGACAACATTTTCATTCTTGATGAAATATACGTTCACGAAAAAAGCACGTCAGAGATCGTGCAGGAAGCAATCAAACACGCAATTCCCACCAATAAACAGATGTGGTGTGATAGCGCAGAGCCGGACAGAATCAAGGAATGGAGAAAAGCCGGGTTTTATCGTGCGGAAGGCGTTGACAAAGGCGGTTCCGCCGGTTCGGTCAAGGCACAAATAGATTGGCTGAAGCAAAGATCAATATTTGTCCACCCGCATTGCATCAATACCATCAAGGAATTGCAGCAATGGAAATGGAAAAAGGACGAAAGATCCGGTGAATATCTTGATGAACCCGTCCCGATTATGGATGACGCAATGGCGGCTTTGCGTTATGGCGTCGAGGGATGGCGAAAGATGAAGGATTGGTTGTTGTAAACGGACAGAACCTTGTGAAAACAAGGTCTGCAATGGGCTTTTTTATGAAGAAGCCCTTTTTTAGATAATTACCTGCATTTGTTGCCGCAAATACAGGTGCCCGGCAACATGCACAGAACCTGCGGGCTTGTTGCGGCGTTTACGGGATTGGCGCCGCAAGTTTCTACCGTCATAACCTTAAACTCCTCATACAGGGCGCAATCGGCGTTCTGCGGAAGGTTCTGGCATCGGTGCCGTTATATAAACAAATGAGCCTGTGGAGCTTCCACGGGCTTTTCTTATACATGAAAACACAGAAAGGATCGGTGAAGATGAATGCTGTCTGTCAGCGAAATTAAAAGATTCATTGATGATGATAATTCATCCGAAAAAAAGCGGCTGGCGGCAGTCGGTCAAAGGTATTATGAAGCAAAACATGACATTTTGAAGTGTCGGTTGTTCTATTACAACGCAGATGGTGATTTGGTGGAAGATAAGGCAAGATCAAACGTGAAAATTTGCCATCCTTTCTTCACCGAACTGACAGATCAGTTGTCCGCATATATGCTTTCGTTTGATGAAAACCCTATCAGGGCAAAGGACACGGCGGAAGGCTTGCAAGATTTGCTTGATGATTATTTTGATGATGATTTCTGGGCTGAAATCGGTGAATTGATCAGTGGAGCATACACCAAGGGCTTTGAATATCTATATGCGCACATGAACGCAGATAACAAGCTGACCTTCCAATGTGCTGATAGCATGGGTGTTGTGGAAGTCTGTGCAAAGGATGCCGATGACAAACAGGATCACATCATCTATTGGTATATTGACCGAATCGAAAAGGGCAAAAAGAAGGTCAAGCGCATTCAGGATTGGAACAAGACGGAAACCCGCTTTTATGTTCAGACAGACAACGGGCAAATTGTTCCGGACAAAGATGAAATGTATAATCCCCGCCCGCATGTGGTTTTCACAGATCCCGAAACCGGAAAAAAGATGGGCAGACCGCTTGGATTTATCCCGTTTTGGCGTCTTGATAACTGCAAAAAGCAAATCAGCGGTCTGAATCCCATAAAAGGTTTGATTGATGACTATGATTTGATGCAATGCGGGCTTTCAAATAACCTGACCGATTTTGACACGCCGCTTCAGGTGGTGCATGGCTTTCCGGGGGATGACCTTGACAAGCTGCAACAGAACTTGAAAACCAAAAAGATCATTGGTATTCCGGATTCGGAAGGCGGGGTTGAGATCAAAACGGTTGATATTCCTTATGAAGCACGAAAGATCAAGGCGGACGAAGATGAAAAAAATATCTATCGTTTCGGCTTTGGCTTCAATTCTTCGCAGGTCGGTGATGGAAACGTCACAAACGTTGTGATCCGTTCCCGTTATACGCTGCTTGATCTGAAGGCAAACAAGATGGAAACCCGCTTGCGAAAGCTTCTGAAAGACATCATCAAGGTTGTATTGGATGAAATCAACACGGCAAACAAAAAAGATTATCAGTTGAAAGATATTAAATTTGTGTTTACCCGTAACATCATGACCAACGAAACCGAGAACATCGAGAACGCAAAGATCGAAGCGGAAACCCGTCAAATCGAAGTCAACACCATCTTGAATATTGCGGCGGAGATCGGTGATGAAAAAGTCCTTCAAGCAATCTGTGAGGTCATGGAATGGGATTTTGATGAATTGCAAGGGGAGCTGAAGAAGCTGCAAGAGGGGGACACGGCGAACGCAAAGGAATTGTTGGATGGCGTTGTTCCTGATGACGATGATGAAGGGAATGCGGGTGCGCCTGTATTTGCGCCCGGCGCCTGAAAAGGTGATGCATCATGAACAAGTATCAAAAGCTTGTCCAACAGCAATTCATTGGTGATGAAGAAAAGGTCATAAAGCGGCTTGGATCCGTTTATGGTCAGTCATTGAAGGATATAAAAGGCAAGATTTCAACGCTTGATTCGAGCATTTCACAGCTTCAAAAAGCCCTTGCCGATGTCGGTGATGATGAAATTGGTGATCTTGCGGCTGCTTATTTCAAAGGAAAAGCGAATATCACGCCGGAAGAAGCCAAAGAAACCCTGCAATCAATGATTCAATCGAAGGTATATCAAAAGCAATACCAAGAAGCATTGAAAAAGCAGGTTGGCAGCATTTATGACCTGATGCTTTGGGAAGAATACAAGACCGTTTCTGACTATCTGACAGAATGCTATGAAAACGGCTTTATTGGGACGATGTATGACCTTCAAGGGCAAGGGATCCCAATGTGCTTTCCTCTTGATCAGGAAGCAATGGTCAGAGCTGTGCAGCTTGATTCAAAGATCAGTCAAGGTTTATATCAAAAGCTTGGTGAAGATGTTGACGTTTTGAAGCGGAAGATTGCTGCGCAGGTCAGCCGGGGCATTTCCACGGGTATGTCATTTCAGCAGGTTGCCCAGCAGCTTGCAGGAACAACCAAAATCGGCTTCAATAATGCGGTTAGAATCGCACGAACAGAGGGGCACCGGGTTCAGGTGCAGTCGGCAATGGATGCCTGTTACAAGGCAAAAGACAAGGGCGCAGATGTGGTCAAGCAGTGGGATTCCACCCTTGACAGCCGAACCCGTGAATCCCATACGTGGGTTGATGGTGAGATCAGAGAGCTTGACAAGCCTTTCAGCAATGGTTTGATGTTCCCCGGTGATCCTTCCGGTGGTGCGGCAGAGGTCATCAATTGCCGCTGTGCTTTATTGCAAAGGGCAAAATGGGCACTTGATGAAGAAGAACTTCAAACGCTGAAAGATCGTGCCGCATATTATGGTCTTGATAAGACTGACAGCTTTGAAGATTACAAAGCCAAGTATTTGAAAGCGGCTGAACAAATCCAACCGGAACCGCCGAAGAAGAAAGAATATCTGACCGAAAAGAAACTGAAATCCAACATTGCGGACATTGAGGAAAAGCAAAAATTGCTTCTTGATGGAAGTGATGAATGGAAGCAGCTTGAAGATCTGAAAGCAGATTATCAAGAAAAGCTGAACAAAAAGCTTGTTGCCAAGGAAACCAAGAAGCTGAAGAAAGAAGAAATCCTTCTGCAAGAGCAGCTTGATGATTTTGAAATCAAGACATACAGCAACATTTGGAAAGATGACGTCACAACTTCGGATTGGTATGACAAACAAGGTTCCGTTTATGCCAAGAAGAAATATTTCGAAGGCAAGCTGATCAATGCCGCCGATATTGACGAAGCAAACAAGTGGAAAGGTTTACTTGCTGATCTTGATGATTTCGACAAACAGGGTGCGGAATATTATCAGATACAAAAGAATCTGACAAAAGTCAAGAGTGACTTGACGAAATTGCAAAAAAATGGTATAATGTTACCAGAAAACGCCGATGCGTTCACGCAAGATCGCAAAAATGCAGCATTTTGGTTCCACGACAACAACGGAAGTGTCAGGGGCGCAGATTCCGTCCTTCGTGACAAATCCGGTGAGGTTTGGAGAGCTGCAAGCAATGCTGAAAAGGATTCCATTTTTGAATACACGCAAAGTTATAGCAAATACAATGAGCCTTTGCGTGGATATGAGTATGGAACCAACAAATTCTTGGGTGTTGGCAATGTAGATCTGAACAAGATCGGAACGAGCTATGGCGGATATAAGCCCGGACAGGTCAAGAAGCTGATTGACGATATGACAAGCATCATTGACAAAAGCGAATATGACTTTGACATTTGGGTTCAGCGTGGATGCAAACGTTCTGGAATGGACAAATTCTTTGGTGTTGATCCAAGGGTTTTTGACCTTCCTGAAG